AGCATTAGTTTTTATTTCTGCATTTGTTTCGGAGCCTGTTCCGTTAGTTATACTGTATGGAAGTCTAAGTCCTACAGTAAGAGTTTCTTGACTACCCGATTTACTTTGATACGGAATTGATATATTAATATTACCAATTGCACCAGGAGTGATTGCTATTGCTTTATTGATACTTGTTCTATAATATATTTTAAAATTACCGCTTGGCAAATTTCCAAATACGCCGTCACTAAAAACTAAATTGATTCTATCGCCAATTCTGCTTTCTACAGAAAATATATTTCTTATTTGGTTAAAGAGACTATTATATATTATGTTATTACCTTCAGTAGAAGAAAGTTGTGTCCAAGAAGTTGTTTCAAATCCGTTACTATCTACATTATATAACCATACATCTGTATTATTAATATTGGTTGCATCAATCGATACTACTTGATTAGGAACAGGATTTGTAACATTAAAATTACCTGTCTGTAGTGCACCTTGTCTTACATGCATAAAAAAACCAGTATTGCTGCTTCCTGCACCTTGGCCGTCATCTCTAAATAAAAATGCAGGAGATGTTCCAGGCAACGGAGCTTCTTCTTTTATAGTTGTATTCGAAATATCTGCACTTACTATTTCAAATCTAACACTATTACCTTCAATATTTTTTGTAAACGGAAAAATTGCTGTGTCAGTATTTGTTGCATTGAATCTATATTTCTGTGTCTGTATTCCTTCAATGTTTGCATTTTTTAAAGGATTACCTATGGAATTATTCACTGGTAATGCAGCATTTAAAATTTTTGTAAATTGTTCGAAATAGTTATTATTAGAAGTGTCGTTCCATTTAATTACATTATTAGATAAATTTACGCCAGAGCTATCAAATAAAGTCTCAGTAGTTTTTACTGTTGTAATTTTCATGAGTCCGTTTGCAGCTTGATTACGCTTTGGATTATATGAAAGCATACGTGCTAAACGTAACACACTTTCTCTTCTTTCTGCAGTTTCTAGAAAATTTTCTCTTGCGTTTAAATCAATTCTAAAACTTAAATTTTGCCCAAGGAAAGAAATCATATCTATTAGAGCAAGATATTCTGAAGATTCAATGTAATCATTAAAATCTTCTGGATAATTTTGACGCAGATAATTAATCATCGCTCTGCGAAGATTATCAAAATCATAACTTTGAAATTCTGCGTTCCTAAAACTTTGATATATTCTTTTCCAGTCTTCGGCTACTAAAAGCCTAGTCTGTCTATCACTTGAAGACATAGCACATTCCTTTTTACAAAGTATTTATATGATTTAATTATGTGCGTGTTTAATTTCTTAGACTTAAACCAACTGATTGATCGAATGTAAAACGCATTTCTTCGCTTATTGCATAATCTAAAAATGTTACTGTTGCAGTAATTTGTATACCATTGTCGTAGGTATCTACAATAACATTCTCCGCCTGTACTCTAGGATCATAATTTATTATAAAAGTAACATTCTCAATAATTGCTTGTTGTAATGCAGGAGTAAATGGCTCAAACAAGATATCCCAAATTATGCATCCAAACCCAGGATCTCCTAATTTTTCTCCTTGTCTTATATGAAAATGATTTATTAAGTCTTGTTTGATTAAATCATGATCATACAGTTTAAACCCTTTTGTAGGATTTCCTGAATAGAATCCTCTATAAGACCTAGATGGCTTTGGCTGAATATTTGTACTAGGTACTTGTATTCTTTTGTAAATATTTTGCTCAAGTTCGCTCATATTGTATTTACCTATTGCACATTAGAGGTTCCGTCAGCATTTTGTGGTCCTGGATTATTAGTATTTTCTGCAGATGTTGGTGATTCTGCTTCACTTTCTTCTGTAATTTCTTTTGCAGGTGCCTGATAGTAATCTCTGCCTCTAGGATCGCCTTCGTCTGTAATCTGTTGATCAGTACTAGGACCCTGTGGTATTATACCAGGAACAAATCTATAATTTCCGCCCTCATTAGCAGCAGTGCTAAAATGCATAGCATCATCAGAATTTGTCCAGGCACCGCCCCATCCTAGTCCAAACGATTTTGCTAATTCTCCTGTGTTTTCAGGCATGTCTGTCATTGGTGCATTTACAGGACGGCTTTGATACCATCCGTTAGGGAATGTATTTTTAACAGGATTTGGTGGGTTTATATCTATTGCAGCACCCGAGGCGTGTGTACTCCATCTGCTAGAATTTCCTATGTTACGTTTGCAATAACCAAGCAACGTTTTAATTTCATATCCGCTATCTTCCAAAGCATCAATAAAGCCCTGGAAATTAGGTACCCAAACCTCTGCAATTTGTGTTGATATGCCTCTCTTTTTAGTAGTGATAGTGCCTAATGGGCCGTCTCCCTTAAAGAATCTGTTGCAACCAGTACGATCTCCTCTTTCTAAATCAAGTTCAAAGTTTTCTATTGATCTAATTTGGCTTGCTCCAGGAACGTTTTCTGGTATTTCAACTTCACCTAACACAATTTGTCCATCACCGTGTGTCCCATAATTGTCATTGCCAGAAGAACCTAAAACTTGAGAACTTTGTTGAATATTAGACTTAGACTTTGTGAATGTATCTGGTGTAAGTATTCTATCCGCTGGTGCTAATTGTCCAGTTGATTCTCTATCAGTTTGATCAGGTTTAAATCCTTGCGGATTAAGATTTTCATGATGCGGCCAAGGCTCGTGCTGTGGAGCTCTTGTGAGTATACTTTCGTACGGCACCGTGTCTTGTGCTCCAGTAAATACATAAGGTAAAACAACTTGCGGTAAGGGAATAATCGGTTCTGCAGGTTTTGCAGCAGTTGCAGCAGTTGCGCTAAGTGCAGTTGATGCTGCTGTTCCTGCGACAGCTTTTTGTGTATTCCAAGAAATTTTAGTTGCATCTCCTGCAATTGCGGTTCCGCCTAGCATATTAATACCATTTGCTGCTTCAAAATGTTGTGAATCAGACTGGATGTCAAATGCACCTGTAACTGTTGTTAATTGGCTGCCTTGTGTAATTGTGTCAAAGTTTGCCACACTTAGTATTTTTGTGTCAGATAAAGAATGTAAATTTATACCATCAGCTTTGTTATTATAAATTCCAGCTGCTAAATCATTAATATTACTTGCACTTTCTCTGTAAAAACTATGAGCAGACTTTTGGTTAAAAGTCCCCTTTGATGTATCAAAAATATTACCAGCAGTAGTATCTTGGTTTCCTGCTACTGTTATATAACTTTCTTGATCTATTTTTACGTTGCTTGTACCTAAGACATTTCTCTTGTATCCGTCACCTACTAATATATTAGTATCATACTTACTTTCTATTTGGACCCTTCCGCACTCAAGACCGTCCATTGTTTTTTGTCCGTCACTGTATCGTGCTTGCGCTCTCATATTAATATTTCTACCTGCATCAATATTAAAATCTCGTTCTGCTGTAAAGTTAATATCTTGGTTGCTCATCACACTGATACTATCTTGTGCATGTATATCAATTTTGCCGTCGCTTGTTAATTCTATCCACGCAGTTCCTCTACTATTAGAAATATAAATTAAGTCTTCTGAATTATGGAGAAGTATTTGATGACCGGTGCGGGTTCTTATCCTAAATAATTCATTTTGAAGTATTGTTTCGTCGCCACCTGGAAAATTAGCTCCTTTGTTAACATATCTAGGAGGACCATCTTCTGCATGAGTTTCTCTTACAAAACGTTCATCGCCGTCATCCATAACTATACTAGAACCGCCTAGTCTATTGTACGGAAGTTGTACTTTTTTGCCATCAGGGCCAACTTCAAATTTTGGTGAGTTAGTTCTTTTATCTCTAGGTCCAGGGGTGCTCCATCCAAAAACCATACTAGGAAAATCACGTCTAGCACTTGATGTTGTAGTGCCTCTGGCTTCGTCTGAGAGTAAACCTTGTACTTCTAATATTTGGGTAAAATCTTTATTATAAGGTTTATCAAATAAAGTAGGATCAACTTTTTCGCCAGTTTCTACTACCTTATTATATTCACCAACGGGCAGTTTTCCTCCTTTGAGGTGTTCAGGTGTATTATCAGTAGTTAGAGAAGTAGCTGCACGACCGTCTGGCAACATAAAGTTCATGTAATCATCTTGGATACATCCGATCCAATAACCAAAGTTCTTATTACCTTCAGCAAAAATAACTAATACTTTAGTGCCAACATCTGGTGGTACAGCCCAAAATCCATAACTTTTTTGGGTGTATTCATAACCATCGTTTTGTGTTAAACCGTTACCCGGTGTAACGCCATAAAATGGACTAAGGTATTTTACTGTTTCAAGTTGTCCACTTTTTTCTGGCAAATTTCCCGCAGAAGTATAATTTAAAAGCTCTACTTCTAAGGTGCCCATACTATTCACATCTAAATTGTTTACTACAACAGCTTCGTAAGGAACACCTGCTTTAATAGGTGGCAGTTCTCGTGTTGACCTTGTATAAGTTGTTCCTTTTCTAGGTGGTTCATTTCTAGGCATTATGTATTAATCCAACTTTTAGCGACATCCGTGACAGCATTTGTAACATCTGTTACAGTATCGCTTAAACTATTTGTAACATCAGTAACTGCTTTATTTACACACCCTGCAAGATCGTCAGGAAATAATGATCTAACACTGCCTAACGCATCATTTATAATATCGTCTGGGTATGGAAGCTCAGGAGCAATATCATCAATATTAGGCAAAGCATCTACAGGCAAGGGGTTTGGAATTTCTTTAGGCACTAAATCTGGCAATTGTTCTTGGCCTCTTGGATCGGCTGCGTCTGGGTTTTGCTCGGGAGGCACCGGTGCAATAACTCCTGCATTTGTTGTAGTATTTGCTTCGCCTACAGATGTTATTTCTACAGGAGAAGCTGCTGCTGCACTTATGCCATGAATTAATATATCTTTTATTTTCTCTCCAGAACGAAAGTCATATCTATCGTCCAACGGATCTATTTGATAGTAAACATAAGGATTTGCTACAGTTGGCAGTGTTGTAGCAGGTAAAGGAGCGGCACCTGCCCTAGTACCACGATAAGCACCTACGCCCGACCCTGCAGATGCTCTTTCTACTTGGGCTCTTTCACTTACTCCGCTAGCAGGCAAAGCTCTATTAGCGCCTGACGTGCTTACATCTACTTCTTGTATTTCTCCGCGGCCTCCGGCCTTTATATCTTCAAGTGCTTGATATAAGTGGTCTGGATCATGGTTTGCTTTATTCAATCCATCGCCTGCATAAAAACTCTGTCCTTTTCTTAAATTTCTTCTAGGAGAATTTTTGTATACACTTCCTGCTGGAACATCATAAGGAACAGGCATACTAGCAAACTCTGCTGCTAAAAATACCATAAATTGTCCTGTATTAATACTTCCTGTTTTCCATTCATTATATCTTCTGAATCGTTCAAGACGTTTAATTATCATTGCA